TTATAATGATTACAACAGTAGTCACAGTAATAGTGATACACAAGAATTTAGATTATCATTTAGAAAATACCTCGGTACAGACTGTAAAACATCAAAAGAAAATGCACAATTGAAACAGCAACTTGAGTTGATGAAAATGTGTAACAAAGTCAATAGAAATCCAAGTCTTGCACAAAATGAAAATTTTTATTTATTAGTATCTAAATGCAGAGGTGTGATACCACAATCCATTGAGACAGAAGCAATGCCTACTGGTAGTTTATGGGATGATTTAAAAGAAGATTATATAAAAGAAAACCCAGAATCTAAAACTTTAGATAACGACAATAGCACCTTAAAATTACCACCAGAAGGATATATACTACCGTTACCTAAATAAAAAAAATGAAATATATTTTATCTTTAATTGTTTGTTCAGGAATAAGTAATACGTGTATGCCACCTGTTACATCTGCAATAATGTACGAAAATACGTACAATTGTTTAATTGACGGTTATAAAAATTCTATTACAATAATAGAATCAATGGGCGAAGAAGAGGTGAACAAACATGATCTATATGCTAAATTTGTTTGTATTGAACAAAAAGAAAAAGAAAAAATAAATGAAGATATCTGAAAACACTTCAGTTAGTATGCCTATCAGGAATATGCTAATGATAATCGCAGGCGTTGTAGCTGGCGTAATAGCTTATACTGAGCTTACTGGTCGACTTACTTCGTTAGAAACATCACGAGAATTGTTTGAAAATGATTTATTAAAAAAATCCGAACAGGTTCCAGTAGATCAGGAGCAGCTATTTCTTTTGGAAGATCTTTATTCTTCCGTTGAGAAAATTGAAATAAGAATAGAAGATATGATGCATAACAAAGTTAATATAGAATTTGTAACTAAACAATTAGAAAAAGCTTTACAAGATATAGAAATATTAAAAGATAAGGTAAGAGCAAATGGGAGTCATCAATGACAGAAATGGTGATAGCTTTACTTATGATAGTAGGAGGAGAGATTAAGGAGGCACGTATTCAGACTTCAATGTCTGAGTGTCTCAAGGGGGCTCGTGTTGCTAAACGTGGTTTAAAAATTGGTGGTAATATTAAGTATCAATGCTTAAAATCTATGGCAGAATTAGAATCAAATATAGATGGATCTTTATCTATAAAAAAATTAATTTTAAAATAATGCAACTTACACGAAATTTTTCGCTTCAAGAATTAACCAAATCTGATACTGCAATACGTAAAGGGATCGATAACGAACCTAACGCAGATCAAATAGATAAATTAAAAACACTTTGTGAAAAAGTTTTACAGCCAGTACGTGATCAGTTCGGTAGAGTTAAGGTGACTAGTGGGTTCCGTAGTCCAGAGTTGTGTGTGGCCATAGGATCGAGTTTGACCAGCCAACATTCAAAAGCAGAAGCGGTTGATTTCGAAGTGTTAGGTGTAGATAATGCAGAAGTTGCTGACTGGGTTTATACAAACTGTGAAACAGATCAATTAATTTTAGAATACTATACACCAGGAGAACCAAATTCTGGATGGATACATGCAAGTTACATACCATTTCAACCAAGAGCTCAGTATATGAGAGCATACAGAGAAGATAAAAAGACTAAATATAAACCAATTACAGGAAAAGCAGTCGATCTAGTTTAAATGATTGCTCACATACAAGATAATTTTTTGACAGATGAAACATGTTTTAATTTAATTAATTTTTTTAAAAAAAATAAAAAATTACAAAAAGACTTTAGAGACACTTCTGTAATTAAAATTACTAACATTGATAAATTCCAAAATCTTTTAGCTAACATAAATAATTATTTCTCAAAAACTGAAGTAGAAATAGATTGGATAGAGATAGTAAAGTGGCCTCCTAATTCTTTTCAAAAATTACATAATGATACAGCTAGTGATGAAACGGTACTTTCTTCAATTTGTTACTTAAATGATGACTATTCTGGAGGACAAACCTTTTTTGAAGAGGGCACTATTTTTACACCCAAAAAAAGAAGGATGTTGTTTTTTGATGGAATGTATTATAAACATGGAGTTACCAAAATAGAGAAAAAGAATAGATATACGTTAGCAGCGTGGTACAAAAAGAAGTAAAAAAACTAAATATAAACTAATTACGGGAAAGGCAAAAGATTTAGTATGACAATAGGAAGATCACAAATATCAAAACAAGTAGAAGGTAAACTTCGTGGTGCGAGGGACGAAAAAGAGAAGAAAAAAAGAGTTATAGCATCTATTAAAAAGAAGAAGAAAAACCCTTTAGCCAAGACGTTTACTGTGTAGTTAAAAAATGTTATAATCTGGCATGACTAAATTATGCCCAAGAGGTAAGGCTGCAGCCAAGCGAAAATTCCGTGTTTACCCCAGCGCATATGCGAACGCATACGCTAGTAAAATTTGTGCGGGTAAAATCAAAGATCCATCAGGTGTAAAAAGAAAAGATTTTAAGGGACCTAAACCAGCTGGTAAAAAAATTGGTGGGGAAGCCAAAGTTAAAGAAGTAGCTAAAGCTCTGCATAAAGCATCTGGTTTACACAAAGCACAAGCAAACGCATTAGATAAAATTACAAAAGCAAATGTAGGTATTGCTGTAGAGAAAATAAAAGAAAAAGAAAAAAAAGATAAAAAAAAGAAAAAATATATTAGAGAACCACAATCTAGAGATAAAATGCAACCATCTAGATCAATGACAATAGATACAACTACAAGAGGTTTAGTATTAGGTGGTGAGGTACGAGGAGCGGGAGCAGCGATACGAGGTAAAAACTTCAAAGGAGTTTTTTAAATGTCAATACAAGATTTAGTAAATGATTTAATCTCAGCTTTACCATCAGTTATTACAAAAGGTTTAGATACATTAATAATAAATGAAAACATGGATCCTTGGGAAAATGCTTAT